AGCTGTTCCGTTGTTACATACAAATAAAAGAAGTTTGTAATTCTGAAAATTATCTTTAAGTTCTACCGTATTTGTCACATTTGCTGCAAAATAATTACTGTATAAAACAGTATATACATTTGTTAACTTGCCATTTAACTCAGTATATGTATCCGCTACCGCCTTGGCATCCGGCACGTATCCGGTCACCTTTGTAGCCAATAGATCCTCCTTTGTGGTGATCATCTGAGCAAATGCCGGTGCTGTCAGATCCGCAAAAAACTTCTTGATTTTACCCATGATTATGGACATCTTTTCGCCGGTGGCAATATTCGCCCTGGTGGATGACTGGGTAAAAGCTACGGTCATGTTGTCAGCCACAGTAGGCGTTTCTCCTTTAGGTCCCTGTTCTCCTGTATCTCCCTTTTCTCCCTTCGGGCCGGCAGTTCCGGGATCTCCCTTAGCTCCTGTATCACCCTTGATGCCTTTAAGATTACAGGCGTACACCCACTTTGCTACCGTAGCCACTCCGCCAGTCGTGCAACGATATGCATTTCCGGTATCTGTGTTAAGATACATATCTTCTGCAAGTGCATCCGATATTCCTGTGCCGTTAAATACTGTAGGTGTGGTGCTTGTCCCGGTAATCGCGGTACCTTCTGTCCAGCGGGATCCCCTATTCCCCCGTTCCCCTTGTTCTCCCTGAATACCTGGAATCCCCTGTTCTCCCTGTGGTCCTTTAAAATTTCCGATCAACACTTTTGACATAATCTATCCTCCTATGCATCTGGTGTTAAATAATATATGTTTCCTTCTTCGTCTACTTCGAACTGTGGGGGTGTCGTGTCATCTGCGTAGTACGCCCACAGGTTCCCCTCTGCGTCCCCAGACAGGGTAAACATACCGTTTATTGGCACTGTCACCCCACTGTCTCCACGATCACCCTTCTCCCCAGGATCCCCTTTATCCCCCTTGTCTCCTTTATCTCCCTTATCACCTTTCGGACCCTGAATGCCTTGAGGACCGTTAAATTGACCGGTCTCCAGTTTTTGTGTAACATCTTCCACCAAATCCTCTGCGTGTTTGCTGGTGGTCTGCGCAGATTCCGCAGACTTTGCTGCTGCCGTTTCGGATCCTGCTGCCGCTGTGGCACTTTCACCGGCATTATCAGCTGATATCCCTGCCTGCTCTGCAGATACCCTGGCATTTTCCTCAGACTGGGCTGCTGCCGTCTCAGATCCCGCTGCCGCCGTCGCTGACTTTGCTGCTGCGGTCGCAGAAGCGCTTGCATTTTCTGCCTGCACAGTGATGTCTGCAAGGTAATTAGGCTGCAGTTTATCACCAGTAATACTGCCATTTTTGATGTCTGCCTTTACCTTGCCATCATTGGCCACAGCCCAGTAAATGATGTCCGAATCTACAAACTCAAACTGTGTGATCAGTGCTGACAGATCCACGTATTTTTTACTGCCATCATCCAGCGTGATGATCAGCTGCTGTGCTGTGGGATCGTAGTCAAAATTGACCGCCAGTTTTTCTAGCATGGTATCGATGACCTGTTGCGCGCCGGAGACCGCTGTGATGGTAAACTTACCTGTCGCCTTGTCATACTCGATCTTTTTGACACAGGACTGTGCATCCGTCTTCTCAAACTTTGTCAGATTCAAGGTAATCACACGGTCATCAATGGTGCTTACACCCTGACTCAGCTTATCCAGATTACGCTTATTCAGCGGTGTGTTGATTGACGGCTTATTTTCCCAAACGGTAGGTTCATACGCTTTCTGCATTCTGCTCTTCCCCTTTCTCTTCTTTCTGTTTTTTCTCCAGTGCGTCTCTGACCGCAATTTCCATTAATAATTCTTCCTCTGCACGCCGCTCCTGCTTTATCAGGATATCCTGCAAAGCCATACGCTTGACTTCCTCCGGCAACCCGGAACTATCCACAAAGTTTGTAATTGCCTGACTAAATTCCCTGATTTCTAAATTGCTCATTCTTAATCCTCCGGTCCCAAATAAGTAATAACAGTCCCACTAATGGATTTTGTTCTCCACGCAACTACCGTACCTTTATAATTCATATAGCCCGACACACCGATAGCTCTCACGCTGACCAGATCAACTCTTGATAGCTTATTTACGATAGTCGCAGCGCTGATTCTGTCCGCTTTAATCACACCGGAGGATGTCCAGTTGGCTACTTCCATGTAATTAGCCTTTACGGTTCCGGCACTGATATAGTTGGCTTCTACCGTTCCCAAACGGGCGCTTACACCATTCAGATCAGAGACTGTCACATGATCTGCTTCCAGGCTCCCCACGCGGCCACTGACGGCGTTCAGAGAGTCAATGGTTGCCTTGGTGGCAATCAGGTTGTTCAGTTCCAGTTTGGTTACATTCAACGTCTCTATGGTGGCATATTTGCTAACCAGTTCGTCCGCATTTACCACACCGACCAGGTCTATCCGCTCTGCCTTGATCTTGATGCTTTCCGCAGTCTGATTGATCTCTGATACAATGTTGTCCTTGGATACCTTGGTAAGGATCTGCTGTGCATTGATGCTGATCTGCGTGGACAGGTTCTGGTTGATATCTTTCATTTCCAGACGAGTTTCATCCACCGTCCTAGTAAGCACATTTGTTTTGCCCTTCAACTGGATAATCTGCTTCTGCAGTCCATTAACCTGCCCGGTCCTGTACTCCTCGCCCTCCGCTGTATAACTGTCCCGGAGTGCCTGGATGCCTTTCAGTGTGCGCTGTAAGATGTAGGTGTACACATCCTCACGGGTTGTATGTAACAAAATGCCATCTCCCACCTCCAGGCAGGGATTTCCGCGGGCTTCCACCTGCGCTGGGCGATACCATACGACACCGATTACGCTGAGGACGTTGTCTGCGATGGTCTGCAGGTCTGCTGCCGATTTGCCGTATACCAAGAAGTTATCTTCGATGATATAGCAGTTATCCCCTGTGCCGGCGATTGCCCCGATATCATTTTCTTCCTGGCGAATCTGCAATTTATCAATGTGCTGAACTATGAAATCCTCATATTGGCAGGAGATATAATTATTCCGAGATACTTCTGTGGTGCCCATCGGATCTGCAGGATAAAGGTCATCTGCCGGATACAGATCATCCGCCGGATACAGCCCTTCTATCATCTGCTCCAGCACCACATATCGTAATTTTCCATTTCTGCCGATATGTCCAAAGCAGCCATTGATCTCACAAATAGCCTCAATAACTGTCTTTCCCGGGAGTTCTTCGGGATCTATGGTTTTTTCTATTACCATATCATCGTTAACCAGCGTGATTTCTTCCTGCTCCACGCCGACATAGGCACAAAAGCTGTTGCGAAACTGCCGTAGTTTCATCGGAAATGCCAGGCTGTTATACCACCTGGATACCTCTGCATTCAGGATGTCGTACATGGCATCATAAGCTACGATATCTTTATACAGTCTGTCAGCTGTCGGTTTGTCCGAATATACCTTATACTCCCCCAACTGATAAGGTTCGTCCTGACCTGCAAGCAGAGTTGACACTTTCATTTTCTTGCCTTTGAAATTTTCTATCGTATCCAGCACCTTAATTTCAAAGGACGATGCATTACAGCATCCAAATCGCAGCTCCTGCTCATCGCATATGGACTCCGTTATCGTCATGGTCTCTGTCTGGTATTCAGCATTGGTCAGTGTTGTGCCTGACACCGGATATTCAATTATTAACTGTTTTTCTACCGAATCATCATAAAACAGATTCTGAATGCTGTTCTCCATTTAATACTCCGTCAACGTAACTGATTCTTATGCAATACCTCTTTCACAAAATCATACTGATCTCCATCTCCTGCGTTGATCTCCAACACCTCACACAGATTCGCATCATCCGAACAGCATCTTTTGCCAAAATTTAATCTGGTCAGCTCATATTGCTGTCCATTAACCGTTTTGCGCTTATGAAAATTCTCAATTATTCTGTTGCTATACCAGTCATCACATATCTGAATTTTCCCCAGTGCATTATCATTCACTGTATATCCCTTTGTCTGTAAGAAATTTTTAACGCATCCTTCCATGTTCTTCTCCTTCTGTTGCACCGGTGCAACTTTACCTGTCTAAGTCTTCATACTCCACAAAATCCAACCAGGTGTAGCATTCCGCATCCCACCAGTCATTACAGTTACCTATATTTTTATCTTCCGGCTGGTTTGGATGGTCCTCGTCCCATTTTAGGCTTCCTATCGCCTTTCGCAGATGTTCACACTTCCGATTAATCTTTATCCGGCCGGTATTTAACAGCCTATCCATTGTTCTTGGTCTTTCCGATATTTCATTCTTTCGGCATCCCTTTATGTTTTGGTATGGTAGTCCTGCCTTTTTTGCAGCACTCCGCAAGCTGTTTATCATTGTTGTGCTGGCACTGTCCGGGAACACCCAGTCGATTCTCCCGTATTTATCTCTGCATCGGATATAGAACTCCACAAACTTTTTGCAGATCATGTCCGCATCAATGTCGTTTGATAATGGCAGAAAATCCTCTTCTGCTGTCCGCATGTCATGATATCTATTAAAATACAGTTTTAGAACATACGTTGTCATAGATCCATTTCCGCCAAAGTCAATACCCAGCGTTACCTTGAATGGTTTATGTATCAATTTCCCATTTTTATCCCTTTCAAGTAACGGATCTGTCTCCTCATCATACAAATATGGCTCATTATTGTTGGCAAACTTAGGGAATATGATTCCTTCGGCAACTGCCCGATCTCCTTTTATGTCACGCCGGTACCACACCGTGTCTTTCTGGTAGGTGATAAGCACTGTGCGGATTCGTTCATCCGTCATGCTCATATTATCAACTAAAGTAAAGTGCCCATAGTTATAGCCGTAATCCGAATGCAACACCTGCTGTTCCTCATGAAATTTCAAGATATCTGTGTAATACCAGTGTTCTTCCTCTTTAGGATTCAGGTCGTGAAATATCTTCCGGTCAGAACTGGATAATGTTCTGTCAAATACCTCTTTCAGAAATTTCTGATGACATTCGTTTGCTTCTGTCACATATGCCATACCGTATGTATTACCCTTGATCAGCTTCTCGTCACCATCTTTTCCGCCACCGGATACCAGCACGACCTTCTCTCCGGTTTTTGTCTGCACATACACACAGTCTCTGTCCTTGTATTTTCCTTCCCGACATCTTCCTTCAAAGTAATTCAGCAGGCCATACCCATCGCAGTCAAGAATATTCAGTTTTGCCGTCGCATTTGACACTCCTGCTACCAGGTGAATCTTGTTTTTGTGTGTTTCCAACAGTGTGCAGAAGATCAATGTCTGGAGCACATTCTTTCCACCACGCTTTCCACCCTCTGCCACATTAAACCAACTATGCATACAGTGCAGAAAATATTGATATTGCCGTTCACTGAACGGTGCCGGCTTATTCATCTTCGTGTTCCTCAAAGTCTTCTATCTTACGATTGGCGACCGGTTCTTTCAGAATGTCTGCTATAGTCTGCATATTTTTCAAAATATCCTCCGCACTATTATCATCTGCTTCGGCACGTTTCTTTTCATATTCTGCCCGGTACTTGCTCTCGGGGTGCATCAGGAAATACTTTGTAAGCCAGTTAATAGCCTTTTGCCGGTCCTCCAGTTTTATGGATACACCATATTTTCCATCCTTCACCTCCCGGATCAGCTGCGTATCCGTATTTACTGATGCTTTTAAATCGACAGCACTGAATGATTTCTTCTCCTGCGTTTCAGGATCCGTATATTCTTTTTCACTGAATGTCAGGTAATTGCCAATGTCCGCAAATGCTATCCGCATCTGCAATTCTACTATATCCTCAGTACCCGTAACGATCTGCTGTCGTTTCAATTCCTTCAGACGTTCTATCTCTGTTCTTACCCTAACATTTCCTAACAATCGGGGGCCTGCGCAGAGTGCAGATTCGTATGTGCATCCGTATGCCTTCTGGTAGCTCTGAGCTGCATTAAATGTTTTACTGTAATATACGCAGAAAATCTGCTGTTCCGCAGTTAATTCATCATTCTGCAATGTTTCCTTTGTGCCATCATCAACAGGCTGCTTTTTTTCGGTTTTCTTCTTACCCGAACGTTCGCTTTTTGATGACGAACGCTCGCCATCCCAATTATGTGTACTTTTCCACCTTCTCACCGTACCAGGAGGCACATTCAGTTCAGTGGCAATGTCCACCAGCTTCATGCCGTGCTTATACAGTTCATACGCTTTATCACTTAATGGATTCTTTTTTGCTGACACCTGCTGCCTCCTTCTTACAAAATAAAAAGAGCCGGCACATGGATTTCTCCACGTATCGGCTCTATGGCTCTTGATAATAATTATTGCTTAGTCACTTGCACATAATATGTTTGCGCATTAACTGTTTTTCCCTGATCTTCAGTTTGAGTTTCCTTCCCTTTTAATTCATTATATTTGAACTTCAAACACTCAAGCACAAATGTACTACTGTATACCTTTTCTTTCATATATATATAATAACCTATCAAAACTAGCGACGCAATAATGAAAATTCCTAGCAAAATATTTCTTGAAACAGCATCATTGCTCGAAAGTACATCGAGCAGCAATGTAACTGTTGTTAAAATAACGGCATACGTTATTGAGGCTATGGCAAGGGGTTCTGCAGTATTAGTCTTTGCACTATATTTACATATTAATGCTTCCAGCGCATTACCCTTATCCTCATAAATCGCAATTTCATTGTCAATTTCACTGTTTACACTATTTAGTGATTTAAGGCATTGCTTTTTATCGACTTTTTCACATAAATCATCTTTCTCAAACATTTTCAGTTCCTCCTTTTTTAGGATAACACATAATCATCAATTATTCAATGAACCAGCCATCCACTATTTTCTCTTTGCTCTCTCCATGCGTTTCCCTTGCATCATTCCATATCGAAATGCAGTCGTCACTGCTTGTGGAGAATCGCAGTCCTTAATCAGAGCATCCAACACCAGCCACGAAGGTTTACTTTTAATGATATTCTTCTCGGCTCGAAATAACTCCTGTTTGATTCTCCTGTACTTCATACAGTTCTCCATAACTCGAAGAGTCTCTTTCATGCTATTCGGACATTTTTCCCACAACTGCTTCCTTGTCTCTGCGGACCCACCCATGTATGCTTCGGCCAACTCCCGATAAGTATCATACAATTCGTTATCTTTATTCAGGATCAATATGTTCTTCTCATTATTAAAAACCGTCAGTGTACCAATACTGGCTCCTTCTTCCCACTGGCATAAAAAGCAGCTTACCTGCTCCGCTGTCAGATCGGATAAGTTACAAGCATCAATTCCAAGCTCTGCATTAAGTGTTTCGTACATACCGTTACCTCCCTACATCTGACAGGCCGCAGCCTGCTTCTGCCGTTGCACCAGTGCAACTCTTACCAATTCTTCAAGGAATCTCTTTTCATCGGGATTACTTACCCCTTTTACATAGCCAAGAAATTTCTGAAAGCCTTCCTCTGACATTTTTGCTAAGGTATTCACCATTTCAATTATCTCTACCATCGTCTGTCCCTCCAGATGCTCACATAGTTGTCATACTTATCTGTGCATTGCAGTCCCTTATTTCTTCTGTAAGGACAAATGGTAATTCATACTCATCAATGATCGCTACTGCCTGGTCACACTGGTTACGCTTTAGGGCCTTATAAGTACTGACTCCGAATTGGCGTTTCAATTCTCTATGTATGTCCTGATAGACCTTACTGCGCATAGACGTATCTCTATACGCATTGCTCTGTTTCCCGCCCAGTGCATCTACTCCGCGCTTATGCACTGCTGTAGTGATCCGATCACACTCCACTGCCAGTAACGGCATGTCCAATTTGAAATCATCAAGTTCCTGCTTCACCGTATCTACTTTCTCATTTACTTCAAATAATGCCTGACTTTGGAGCTGTAACATCTCCAATGCTGACTTGGGTTTACCGGTTTTGAATTTCTTTTCTACCTGAATAAAGTATCTGCGCACCTGCTTGCCCTTTTCGTTACGCTCAAGCATCGCCATTTCTTTGGCCGTGTCAAGTTTGATGATGTGGTCTTTCTTGGTCTGACCGGAAGGGGCACAAATTTGAGCGGCTTCAAAATCTTCATTTTCAGCGGCATCAACATCCAATAATCTCCGGGATGACCAATCCTTATATGGTGTCCTGACCCCAAGAACCTCATGAAGTTCCGAACCATATACCACTTTCTCTCCATTGCTTGTCTCGTATACCGGGACTAATTCATTTTCAATTATTGTTAAATTCTGCATTTTGTACTATATTCTCCTTTTTCTTGAAATTTCGCAAAGGAGATGATATAGTTATATTTATCAAATCCCTTGTGATTTGTGTTGTTTATAGAAGTTGCAAACTTTGGTCGGGGCGCAACTTCTATTTTTTATCTTTTTCTTGGTATTCTTTTCCAAACAGTTCCTTAAATGCTTGCATTATGTCATTAATAGCCTGTTCCAATGACCTTTCATCATTTGATTTGAGCAAAGTCTCATATATTTTCTCATATTGCTTATTAATAGGGTCACGCTCTCCATCAACAATGTCATACACTGTCGAACGCTCTACATTAACCTTAAGAAAACACCAAAATTCGTCTTTTAAAATGTTCCCGTTTGATACACTTAAAATTTCAAGCATATTCGCAGTTTGTTCAAAAACATTTCTTCCATACATGTTGTTGTCTAACATTATAAACATTCTCTTTCTAAATGAATCATTAAGGTCTGTACTTACTTCCTCGTACTGTACCTCTATCCCTCTAGAAATTATTTCGGTATCGCTAACCGTTGTGCCAGTTCTAGAATAATAGTTTCTTAAGACATTAAACATATGCTCTGTCTTATTATTAAATCGAACACTTTTTACTTTTCCCATTTTGTGTCCTCCTTTCCGTGTAAACATATTGTATTACATTTTGTTTACACAGTCAAGAACTATTTTATTATTCTAATACAAAGTTAATTTCCACCATTTCAATCTGATTCATAATTCCAAATTCTCCTTGATTTTTAGGCTAGAATCTCTTATTATGAACAAAGAGATTCCATTTACGGGTTTCTTGTTTTGAGCAAACACATCGGTCGCCAAACTTACTGTGTTTGCTCTTTTTTTCTGCTTTCCAAATCTTTCTTCACGCATCCACTAATGTAATCCTTTAATGTGATTCCGTTGGTAAAGCAAAAAATTTTCAGTTGTTTGTGGAACTCTTCGTCAAGTTCAATTATTACTCTCTTCATTTCTATCACCTCCTATTAGAAATTTTATTTCAGAAATATTATTCTGTCAATAGATATTTTTTCTGTTTAGAAATTTTATTTGTAATTATGTGTTTTTATGCTATAATTAAATTGAAAGTGAGGTGCATGTAATGAATTCTATCTTTTCAGAGCATATCAGAGAGCTGCGCAATAATATGAAAATGAATCAAGCTGATTTCTCCAAACTTATAGGTACCAATCAGTCCACTCTATCTGCATATGAAAATGGTGATCGTTTTCCACCTTATGAAACACTAATGGCAATCGCACAACAATGTAATGTATCACTTGATTGGTTATGTGGTCTTAGTGATATTGTAACCACCAATGGTCGTTTAGAAAAATATAGTGATGTAATAAGGTTATTATTCAAAATAGAATCCGCCGGAATAATTGGATTCTCTTTAAGATCCTACATTGATGGCTATGGTTCTAAAAGTTCTGAAGTATCTTTCACGGATAGCAATTTGTATGATTTCGTAAATGATTGGCAAAAAATGCGTGAAGTACACACCAACTCTATTATCGATGATGAAATGTATGATTTATGGATTGAAAAAACTTTAAAAAAATATGATAAACCTATTAATCATAATGACTGGATGAACATTCCTGATGGCATAGATGATGTACTTCCTTTCGATTAGTATCTATAACAGAGCCCCTACTGAATAAGTAAGGGCTTCATCTATTCCCTACTCTGTTCTGCATCTGCCATTTCCTCTCCTTATTCACTTAATCTTTTTACTCTTCGGATACGGATACCCACACTATAGTCTTTGTAAGTACCTCTGTAAAGCCAATCTTTTGGACACAATTCTCTTATTTTTCCCCAATTGTGCATATTGCCAGTATGAAAGATCTGCTAATGTTCCTTATCTTTGCATTGTTTATCTTTTCAACATGTTTTAATCAAAACTGTAGGCTTGTTCCCTGTATCTATTGTATAGTAATTTTTTCAAAGAATTGTCTGACAGCTTAATTTTATGCATTTTGTCATTTTGTGACTTTCACTATAGACTCTGGTAAGAGTCATCGGCTCTCTCCTTGATTTTTTTATTTGACTGTAGTACTAAGTTACTCAACATATTCGCATTTATAACCCGGATACTGCTTTTCTATGTTGCCCCATACCTGGTTCATGCTACCTTTTGCTCTGGTGCTAAATTCCTTTGCCTTGGCCACGTTTTCTGTGATGATGTAACTGCCGTCCTTTCTTTTTCCACCATAGTACATTTTGTTTCCGCTTTTTGTTGTGATCATTAATTTCATCTTCTCCGCCTCCACTTTTCTAAATTACCATCCTATTATGCAGTAACCCTGCATCAGTCCATATTCCGGTACATCCCGGAGCACGTACCGGATCCGGCGCACCTCTGTCCTGCCAGTATATTCTCCGTTCTCCCATTCCATTAGTATCAGGACATCTCCAGGCTGTACATTGTCTTCATCTTTCCGCAGTTCAAAGTTCTTCTTTTCGTCCCGGACTGCCTGGAAGTACTTCGGCAGTATTTTCTTCTCCACTGTCTTCATTCTTCTTTTTCCTCTTCTTTCGGTATTTTTCCGGATCCTGGTTCTCCAATCCCATTGTCAGGAGATCTCCGTAAGAAAAGCTCCGGCGGAATCCTGTCTTTTTATCCCTGGTCAGCACGTTCCGTGGGTAAACTCCTATGACTTCGTATTCGCAGTATTTGCTCGCGCGGCCGATACGATCCTCGTCATTTATTTTGATCTTTATGGTGTCTCCTATATGTATGTTGCGGATGCGCGGCGCAGGATCCGGCAGAAGATTGCCGTCCCAGTCCTTATACTGCATTGTAGTCTCCTTCCTGGACGACTGCTGCCTCTTGGATTTCCAGCGGCCGTCCCGTGGCTATGTTTATGGTTGTTCGTGAGTACACTCCAAAAGGCTTATTGATTTTTCTGGGCTGCCAGCGCTTTCTGTACTGCAGCATAGTAATTATTCACTCCGGCGATCAGGATCTCCGTCTCGGTCTTTGCCATTTTTTCGGCGCAGTATTCCAGTCGCCGCTTTTCCTCCGGCGTCATCCGGATGATCTTGCTTATTGTTCTGCTTTTCATCTCTGCGCTCCTTTCGTGTATATACAAATTTGTATATACATCATCCCCACTTGTTATAGGTCAGGGCATCCTCCGACCAGTCTTGGTAATGGTTCTGCAGGTACTGCCTAAACATCTGCTGCATCTCATTCCGTCTACCTTTGTTGCCATTGTCCAGCATCTCATGATGACTCTGACAACCCAGGGCTCCATTCTGTGGGATCCCGAGTCCGCCGCGGGATCTCGGGATATAATGCATGATGCTTAAGAGCTGCTGTCCGTACCAGGTGACATCCTCCATGTGATATTCCATATGGCAAAAAATGCACTGGTATAGATCCCTCTCCTTGATGATCTGACGGGAGGCAGCATTAAACTCCCGCGCTCTCGCCTGCTTCGACCGCTTCGGCATTGCTATCCGCCTCCTTTATGAGTTCTTCCAGCTTGTCCAAGTATTCGGAGATATCTTTCACCTGCACTCGCGCCGCGATGATCAGATCCATCTCTGCGTAACGTACCAGATTATCCACTGCTCCACGGATGGACTGGAGATAAGCAGTCCTTTGGTCTGCATCCGGACAATATTGCGGAAAGTCACTTTCAAGGTCTGTCTGTCCCGGTACCTGCTCTTCCGTATCCATGGTGTCGGTATTCTGTTTCTGTTCAGATTCCCCGGAGCATGAGTCAGTTACCTGTGTTTCCGGCTCTTTCGGTGCCGGATCCGGTGCGGCTCCCGGGATGGTCATCTGCTCCGGCTTCTTTTCCGGTTCCTTGGGCTTTTTCTTCGGTTCTGTGTTTGCTTTGGTCACACGGGATTCCTTACGCTTTTCCGGTTTCTTTTCTTTCGGAGAGTCGGTCGGTTGCACCGGTGCAATTTCCGGTTCTTCCGGAGTCAGGTCCTCGCCATAGAGTTTCTTGTACTGCTCCTCAGGGCTGCTGCCTCCATCTATGAGAGACCGGACTGCATCACAGATCTGATCCTCTGTGTATCTGCTCCGCTCCAGCGTTTTCAAATTCACGATGGTGGCTCCATCAGAATTTACAATGATCTGTGTCCTACGCTCTCCTGGAATCAGGACGGTATACACTGCGTCTCCCTGTGGAATCAGTACATCCATGATCTCTGCATTATTTTTGTTGCCAAATGCAGTATGTAAAAAACATATCTCCCACAACTTCCGGAAGAGTTCTTCCTGCTCTTTCCCCAGCTGCCATAGGTTTCTTTCCAATGGCGATCCCTCCGGCGGAAGCATGGGCTTGTCCGTTACGGCTGCTGCCTCTGCCTTCTCAATCTCCACCTCAATATCCGTGACCTTGCTCTCCGCATCCACCTCGTCTTTGATTGCCTGTATCTCAGTCTTGGACAGATTCGGAGATAAAGCCTCGTTAATAGCTTCCGGGATGCTTAACATTATGGCTAACTTTGCAAAACCAAAATCTTTGTACTGGTCTTTTAACACGTGGCTGTTTCCGTCCACTGAAAAATTCTGGACAATACGTATGTATCGCGACACAGTCCCGGGGTCCAGCTGATAGCGTCTCTTGGCAAAATCCTGATAGTCCGTATATTCCGAGTCCTGCAATATATCCGTATCCCTTGCCATTTTTAGGATGTATCCCATCTCCATAAATCCCTCTTTGATCTTGTTGGCAGTCCTGTCTGCTGCCGCCTCGAAATCTTTATATCCCGCAAATGCAAGTACTTCCGTACTTTCTGCTTTTATCAGTTCTTCCATCAGATTACCTCCATCAGATCTTCTGCCAGTCCTTTCAGGACCACAGTATTATTCTTTGCCTTCAGTTCTTCTATGTTCTTCTGCCGCAGGATCTCACTCTGTGCGGCATATTCATGATCCTGCCTGCTCATGCGCTTGCGGATCACCTTCTGCCACTCCCTCAGGAACGGCTTGATCTCTTCTATGCCCGGCTCCTCGTCGTAGGCTCCCCGGTGCTGGCGGATGGTACCGCCCGGCTCCACCTCTATCGTGTAAAAAGGCTTATCCGGGGACGACTGCTGCCGCAGGAAGCAGATATAGGTCTCTCTGCTGACAATCCGGTCAAAATATCTCTCCGTGTTACCGACGCAGTGATGCAGTGCCATGCCCTCTGCTGTAATCTCCATAAAGTCCCTTGGAACCACAATACAATAGGTGTCATTCTGATACTCAAACTTCTCGCTGATCTCGGAGAGGATATCCTCATATCCCGGATACTTGTTCCTCATCTCCTCCGCCTGCTTCCTTGCCATTTCCGCATTTCTTTTCCTTTCAAATTCTTCCCTGTGCAGTTCCACTTCCTCATTCACTTCATCGTGCCGGCGCTTCAATTCCCTGGGGCGGTGTACCAGTGCATCATCCATGTGTTTTCCCAGCGTTCGTGACATGGACAGATAGTCCTCGTACTGATTCCAGACATCCTGGATCTTCATTCCCGGATACGATTCCTTTTTCTGCCGGTTCAGGTAATTCATCAGCTGTTCCGGAGACATGTATTCTCCGGCGAGAGATTTATCATAGTCCTCCGGATCAATTCTGTTTTTTTCTGTCCATGCGATAAATTCTGCCGACAGCTTTCTTTCTTCCAGTTCTGACCACTGCATCCAACGCAGCATCTGCATTCCGCCGTTTTCCTGCCGCAGGCGGTTGACTAGCTGCTTGTCATCTATCAGTAAAATATCTTCCATGCATTCACCGTTTACTTCGATTGTTCTCCCCGAATACCCGCCCCAGTATGTAATACACTGTGACAGTTCATCCAGCAGACGGTAAAAGCGTCCCTTTGCCATATACTCTGCGATACCGGTAAATTGCTTATTGCTTTCCACAAGCAATCCGTTATAAAATGCCTTAATCCCCATCTGTGCCAGCATTGGCATGACATCTGACCAGGCTTCGTATGCCGTAGCTTTCAGCCCTGCTTTGATTCCTTCTGTATCTGGATACAGGTAGGATGTATGCCAGCGTCTGCCCTGTGGATTGTGGTCGTGCCATCCGCACCAGTACACATCACAGTAGTAATAGATTTTCATAAAATCCTTTGCTCCTCGGAGCATCATCAGGCGGATCTGTTCATCCAGCTCTGTATCTCTCTTTCCTGTTCTGTGCCAGTCCACCGTTACCTTAAAATGTCTCTCTACTCCCTGTTTCTCGTCCACGTCGTGGATCATCGTCAGCCATCCGATTGTTTGGATTCTTCCCCTTGTTTTTTCCACCGTCAGGTCATGGCCACAGAGAGGACATTTGATCTGTTTACGATGTTTTACGGGGACATCTGCTGCCTCTTCTTTAAAATCCCCGTTGCATGCGGTACAATGACAGGTCTTGTCCTGCTTGTTATAAAAGGCATACTGGAGATCTCCTACCAGTCTCTCAGTGATCCAGTCATATACCCTGTGTCCCGGCTTCGGACACTTATTCATGAGATCTCTGATTCTCTGTTCTTTCCGGTCTCTGGCACGTTCCCTCTTATCCGCACTGTAGTCTTTTTCCATCCGACATATCCTCCGCAATGGATCGCTGATCCAACTGTAATCATGCATCGGGACAAACTTCTCCAGTTCTTTTGCCTGTTTTTCTTCCAGCCAATCTCCCTTACACGGTTCCGATCCCCAGTAACATCCTCCAAATCCTTCCGTGCAATTTGTCAGATTGGTCTGCTCTTTTTTGCCTGATCCGACGTAATAGGTGCCGTATTCCCATGTTTTCCGGTCTACGGCGTGCCGACAGATATTTACTTTATTTTTCCAGATGTCCATGATCAGGTACTGGTCCGTCGCCTGAAAAGTGATCTGGTTTTCTTTCTTCCTACTTTTTGTCCGTGGTATCAACGGTGCTTTCAGTATTTCTCTCCACTTCATGCCTGCTGCCTCCTCTCCGCTTCTGCCAGATTCTCCAGGGTGTACCACACGCCCGGCAGGATATAGACTCCGTCCACATCAAATATCTTGGCCGCTGTGATCTTTCCTTTCTCTTCCTGGATCAGCCCCAGGTGTGCTCCGTCACAGCCGCTTACTTTTGGATGGATTCCTCTTGCAATGGCGATCCCATCCGGAATCCTGATCTCTGCTGTGTTCTCCTTTACCTCTACCATATGACGCGAGGTCTTCCAGTTATCCCGGCGCGGATGATGTATCATGTAAAGCATGGCTTCTTTTGCAATGTCACGGTTGGTCAGTTCTCGCAGCAGAGTCAGTTTTGTGCATGCGATGCGGGTGTCGTGTCCGTCTTCTGCAATGTCTCCTTCTGCTTTGGCTTTAAAATACCTGTTACCGGCGCCCAGTCCGTAATACCATGTGCAGTCCAGTACATACTCGCAGGCATGCAGTCCTGTTGATGCGCATTGTGACCGTTCTGCCGTCGCCGGTACTCCAAGCTGATACTGTATTCCCTGCCCTGGTTTACAGGTCATGTCATTGTTTGTTGCTTTAAATACAATCATTTCTTCTCTCCCATGTAATAATCCAAGATGATCTTTTTTAAGTCATCACGCCCGCACATTCCAATCTGTCCGGCGCTCTCCGGCAATCCTGCTGCCTTTGTGATTCTCCGGTCAACCGTTACTCGGTTTTTCGATGCCAGTTTCAGTCCGGCGGCCAGCACATCCAAAAGCTTTTTATCCGGATTAAATACGGCATTGGCCAGAGCTGCACCGTCCTCTTCCATGTGCTGTGTCGGATATTCCATCAGCATCTGGACCACAAAATCTTTCCAGTCCTTCATCTGGCTCTCCAGCTTCAGGTCCTCTGCTTCCAGTTTCAGCTTACCGATTGCTGCCATTGTCTCATTGCACAGAGTATCCTCTGCATCGTCGCTGTCCATGTAGTCCTCGGCATCCTCTTTCTCCAGTCCGTTCTCTGTGGCCAGTCCGATCAGCGCTTCCAGGTCCCCCTCTGCCTTCTGGGCGGCTGCTGCCCTGTTTAACTCCTCTACGGTATTAAATATTCCAAATTTCTTTTCCATCTCCGTCTCCTTTCCCGGTTGCACCGGTGCAATTCTGTCAAAATGTTCTATTTCTACCATTTCAGTGACATCACCGGAATTGTTTCTAACTCTATTCATTTACTGGTGTTACCTCTTGCAATTCCACTTTTGTAAAAATGTTAGATTTTACATCTATCTTTTTCATGTTATAGCTGAAAATATCAGAATACTCATGTCTGCCTTCCACGGCGGTGATACGGTGACCCACTTCTCGTACCTCTTTCAGAATCTTTTTCCACAAATCCGCATCTTTGATTTCTTTCCCGCGACTATTCTTCCAGCCGTTTCTCGCCCACCGTTCCGGCCAGCACTGATTGATCACGGATGCTATGTAACTGTTTTCTGTGTAGATCACAATTTCCCGGTCACTTGGCAGTCTCTCCAGCGCCCGGCAGATGCTCCACAGCACCAGACGGTTGGCCGTGCTCTCCGCCTTCCCGATCTCCGGCGGCTTTTCATAGTTTTGACCGTTCTCCTGCTTCGTCCGCATGGTATACATGACCTTGCCCGTTCCCTTGGCCGATCCGCGCAGTGTCGCACTCACAAACATTTCTATTTTCATTGTCAACACCTCCTTCTCCCCGGCGGTCTCTTCCGCTCGGTGCACTTCAGTCTGATCAATGTGTAACTCCGGTATAAAAATCCTGTCACCGGATTGATGCCCTCATGCATCCTGGCTATGTAATATCCCTTTGGCGGTTTGACCTCGGGCTTCCAGCGGACCAGTTTGTCCGTCCGTGGCTCCGGGAGCGGCATATTGCGGCTGGTATTGTAGGAGGACTCCGCAATTCTGGGCTTGCCCGGTGTGCCGTCCGTCTTGACCTCCGCTGTGTGCTCGTCCTTTGTCAGGTAGTCTGCCAGCTGCTCCATATCATCCCCGGTAAACTTGCTGTTCCGGATCTCCGCCACGTAGGTACCGCCCTTGGTCCATGCCTTGGTTACGATAGCCGCTGCATCTCCCTCCGGTGTCTGCTTGATTACAAGATGGATGTGCCAGGCTCCTTTGGTTCCGCGTTCGATGTTGCGGATCCAGTAGAGTGGCGCCCCTCTTGCCCGGTAGATCTTCCGCACCTTGCTCATTGCCTTCTGGAAGTCCTTCAGCGCTTCCGCCATATCAGGAGGTCTATTCTCCATCGCATAGGTCCATGTGATAAACAGGTCTCCCTGGTCAAAGTACTGTATCAGTCTCCACCGGCACAGCCTCGCCTTATTCCTCCTGTTGATCAGCCTCACCTGTTCCTTGGTTGGCTTCTCCTTCTTCTGTCTGGTCTTACCCTTCCCCCCATAATTCCCATCATGGTACTCTTCTACATCCAGGACATCCCCATGCCTTAGCCTTATTTTCTTTCTCTTAACCATGTCTCTGTATCCTAACTTTAATATCTTAATCAAGTGCGCAGGGGCTTTCGAAAGCCCCATTTTTCTTGACTTTTTTAGTCCACAGAGTTACAATAATATTGTCTATATAAGTAGCTCTGTGAGCTGGCCGGCATCGCCAAATGCCGGCTTTTTTATTGCTCTGCGTAGACAGGCTCTACTATGTAATTATCCGGTGACCAGTAGTACCGCTTTTTGCCTGTCAGCAGGTACTCCACGCCCTGGATCTCCCTGTCGTAGTACGCCACTGTGCGTTTAAAATCTGCCCTCTCACGCTGCAGGCGGTCCAGTATGACCCGGATGGCATCATCGGTGATCGTGATGTACCGGATGCCTTTCATCATGATCAGGTGTGCATCCCGGTATCGCTGGAGGACGTACGGGAAAACCTCCTGTGCCTCATGGTCAACCAGCATCATTAATGGCTCTGTCGGGGTCTGTTCCAACCTCTCCATAATCTCCTGCACTCTCTCGTCTTTCACGCTTTTCGCCTCCTCTCAGTTGCTCCAGTCTCTGCTCCAGATGCTGTACTCTCTGGCGGTATTCTCGCCATTTTTCCACCTGATTTTCCAAAAAAAGACAAAAAATAAAAAGCATAGCCGCCATGCCCATGACTATGGCGATCTGCTCTCCTACCTCTGTTGATCCCAGTACCGGCTCCAGAAGCAATGCCCCCAGGAGCGATATCACAATATCTTTATACATGTCTTTATCCTTTCCGATCACGCTCTCCGCGTGGTGCCCGGCGCTGATCTACCGGACACCGAAAGAGGTTCCATGCCGCCATAGCAGGAGCGACATGTCTACGGGGGACGTGGTGCTGTCAGAAGACACCACGTGCAAAGCGTGATCTATGTTTGTCCATGCCCTCTACGTGGTGCCCAGCCAGGGGAGGACTGGACACACACGCTAATTGTGTAAAAGGGGAGTGTGGTGTTGGGAATACACCACGTACAGGGCACGGATTATTAATTATTCCCCAGGTATCAATGCTTTTTCCGGCTCGTCCGGAAGTAAATCCGTCACTTTGACTCCCAGCGCCAAAGCTACCTTGCCGATATATTTTGGCTTGACATAATTGCCACGGCGGATTGCATACACAATGTTCTTTGGCACTTCCGCCTTATCAGCCAGTTCTGCAGGTTCCAACATATTCTCTGCCATTGCGATCAGTATCTTCTTGCTGTCTACCTGCAGCATTGTCTTATCCTTTGGTATTGGCATACATTCACTTCCCTTCTAACTCAAATATCGCCCACCGCAGCGCTGCCTTGGTATCCTCATCAATGTCATCCCGCTCCAGCAGAGCATATAATCTGTCGATTCTCTCCATTCCTGCTGTCTCCTCCCCTTTATTAGTGATGAGATGATAGTTGCATTCACTTTTGTTTTCTCTTATACTTTCCTTACAGGCTCCCACTAGAGCTAATTAACATACGGAGGTCATTGCTATGCCCAAAATTGACTTAACAATTTCTATTACTGTAATCGTTGCTATCGCTGCCATCATTTCTCCTGTAATTACCACGCTCCTCAATAATCACTACCAGCTCAAAATTAAGAAAATGGAAATGCAGCAAAAACAATATGAGGATACTGTTCTATACAGACGGCAAATTATAGAAAATTATCTGCAGGCACTGAGTGTTGTTATGCAGACCTGCAACCGTATCAATCAAGAAAATTATGCAAAGTACTATTCCGTTGCCTACCTATATCTCCCCGATGCTATTCAGAAAGAAATGTCTGAGATAAATCATCTAATCTATGGTATTGGTACAAATTGCTCTCTCGAACAACTCGATCGCTTAATCACAGATATAGATAAAGAGCTACAAAAATTGTAAGTATCGTCAATATACTGAACACATAAATTGCATATGCAATGGTTGCATCTGGCTTTATTCTTTTCATGATAAAGATACATATAATTCCTATGATCCATGTGAGTCCTACCAGCCACATTTTCACTACCTCCTACTGTTCTTTATGAATGACTAATTATGTCAGCTACCATCCCACTGGCTGAAGATCCTATGCCGTGTATGGAACAGGTTCAATCGTTAAGATTGAGAAACTGTGACATTCTTTTTTGAAGATATGCAGCCAGTTCCGGTTCTTTCCATGCAATCTGTCGGATATACTTTTTCATTGCTGCTTTGGGACTGGCTTCTTTCTTCAGCTTCTCACATTCTGCTGTAATACGTTCTTCGATATCATCCACAAACAGATCTATCTGATTCTTCATTCCTTCTGCCTTCTTTACTAAATATTCTGTTGCAACCCCTATGCTCTTTTCCTATACTATCCTTACAGGCTGTTGCAGCAGCTGAGTACAGAGGAAAGGAGCGTTTCTGTATGTATGGAGATATTCCCGATGAGCAGCGTGCTCATGACTTAGCTCTCCAGGCTTGCCTGATCAACCATATTCTCAGCAAAAAACCTATTGAAAATGATTTTGAATTTGCTATAGAATATCGTGACCATTTACGTGAAGTCCGGAGGGGCATCGAGGAAGGTCATTCTGATCTTGGTGAATAATCCTTCTCAAGTTGTCTTTGTGAATCATGTCGGCTACCATCCCACTGGCTGAAGCGCCTATGATTGATAACTGATATGTGGTGAAGCCTTTGCCGGGGAGTGTGTTAAGAAATTTTTTTAACTCTTCCCTGGCTTCTTCCGCCTGACGATGTTCTTCTTCGTAGATATTTTTCTTCACTCCTTCTGCCTCCTTTACTGGTCTGCGCACTCACGTTTCGTGAGTTTTAAGGGTAAAAAATTTCACTAATTGGTTTCTGAAACAGTGCCGCAATACGAATTTTAATATTATCTCTCGGAATTCTCTCGCCTCTTTCATACATAGATAGTGCTGATACACTTATATTAAGTTCTTTTGCTGTTTCAGCCTGTGTTCGTTCTCCTCTTAATTCCATCAAGCGCTCGCCAATCGCTTTCGCATCCATTTCTACAATTTCCAATATCTTCATCTCCTCTCACTCACGTTTCGTGTTGTTATCTGTAATATACACAATTTGTGAGCATATGTCAACACGTTTTGTAAATTTATTTATTGATTTTTTTCACGTTTCGTGTATACTATAATCAGAAGGGACGTGATTATATGCCAGAGTTCAAAGATATGCTTAAATATTTCAGGATGAGAGAAAATTTATCCCAAAGCGAATTAGCTGAAAAGCTTGGAGTTTCAGCATCAACCATAAGTATGTATGAAGTTGGTAAGCGAGAGCCTGACTTTGAAACAGAAGAAGCTATAGCTGATTTTTTTAATACAGATTTAAATACATTACGTGGTAGGGATACTGAAAGCGAGTCTTATTATTTAAATCCCGAAGCCCGTGATATG